CATCTATCCGCTTGACCTGCTCTCGGCCAACGGGGCGCATCATGAAGAGGGTCAACTCCGTCTCCGAGGTTCTTTGGTTCCTCGGCCTAACGCCCAGTAATCTCTGACAAAGGGAAGAAATAAGTAGTTATGGGGTGTCCAAGGGTGTCCAGAGACGTCCCTTCGTGTATACTACTCATGTCTTACTTAGCCGAGTTAAGACTATCACTAACTACCGCCACGGTACAAGTGACTCCCTTAGCCCCTCACTCGAGGGGCTTTTTATTTATAAGCAAACGATATTCATAAACACCATTGCCTTTGTGACGTCGCTCTACTTCGTGCGCGCCAAAACGATCTTTGCGCAAGTGTCGTAATTGAGCGGACACTGATGCCTCAGGGTCACCGGTACAGTCTGCAATGCTGCGCAACGTTTTCCACTCGCCAGCCTTAACCTCATTCCATACACGCAACAACTGACCTCTCAACCGAGGATTGTCACGTCCTGGCTGATAGTCTGCGCCATCGAAATTTGGTATTTGTTTTGCAGTTGTTGGATCAAAACTCATTGCTCTTCCTCCCAAGCTAAAAACTCTTCAAACGTCAAACCAAAGTATTCGCAAACATCGATCATTCGAGAAAGCTTCATGTCTTCGGCTTTTTTCCATCGGTGGATTGTCATAGGAGTAACCCCCATTTCTTTAGCCATTACATGACCATGAGGGTCACCACACGACTCTAATAATGCGGTGATTTGCTCACCGACCTTAAAATGGAATGTCATCCGAAAGGAATCCTTCTGATTGTGGAGCCAGAGCTGCACGCGCTTGCTGCATGCCCTTGTTGTGCGCCTCATCCTTAAGCTTAGTGCTAAGACGCATGTAGGTATTGCCATTCTTATCTTTTGCTAACCACGCATTTAGCCAGTGGTCAGCGCCATTCGCATCCATGTAACTGCCCTTGTAGTCAGGATGCTTTTCATCGGTTTTTTTGTCGTTCTTGAATAGAACGCCCCGGTTAGTGTTGTCATACTCCATTAGCTTTCTCCTAAAATTAGCTTTCTAGCTTCGTTGAACTCGTTGCTCTTAAGATCATTACGCTCAGCAGTTGTAAAGATCCCTCCCTTACTGGGCGCAACCCATAACGCTTTTTTGTCCTCGTTACTGATCTCGCCCCACGCCTCTGCCACGGCCTCCCATGCCTGTAATGCGAGGTGTTCTTTGATGAAGTACACAGACGCATAGTTGCGCTGTAGTGCTTCGTTGTGAGCCATCAACGGCCCTGTATCGTTCTGCTGACTAATAGCATTAGCTACCTCATCGGCAGACGCATACTCAGTACCAGCCAAGCCCAGCGCAGCCAATGCGCGACCGATAGCTGACGTCTCCGCATTCTCTAAGGCAGACGTGCGGTTAATTTTGCTCGCGGCCCTAACCTCTTCTGCAAAGCCTGTGGCTAACAACCTGCCCTCTTGATTGCTAATGCTCGCCTTCATAACCACAAGCGCGTCATTAGCCTCTACCAGCTCCGTACTGATGGTGTAGTCAGGATGCTTTTCCCTAAACTCATTCACTCGGTACGCAACCGTTTTGTACTGTTTGCCGTGAATCGGCACAATTCCTTCGGTCATCTCAAACTCCCTTTGCCATTTCTTCGTAGGTCACGTCCTCGTAACCCTGTTGTGGTGCTGCGCTCTGCGCATACTCAACACGCGCAAGCTCTTCGCCAGCCGCGTAGCCTTGCGAGAACGCATCGCTCATGCGTGGCCTTACATCCAAGTACCGACCAGAGTAGCCACACTCAAAGCCGTGGCGATACTCCCTGGCTAACACTTGTGATACCTGCTTCCAGCCTTCGCTCATTACCTGCTCGTAATCAAACATTAGCAACCTCCGTAAGCGCGCGCGTTGATGATGATGTCGAATTGACGCTCTAAGTTTTCTTCGACAGTCGGATAGGCATAAGTCCATAGCGTGTCGCGCAAACCGTCGATAAACGGATCGCTTGGACGCTCAGGCGCAAACAAGTTGATTAGGAACTCTGCGGGATTGTTGGCACGCAACAAAGCCTCGGAAAGGATCTCTCCGTACTGCTCTTCTACCTCTAAAATAAGATAGCCACGGTCTTGCATGCTCAACTCATTAATTCGCTCCAGGTCGCCGCCTACCTGATCGTACAAATCAACCGCGTCATACATCACTTCTACACTTCTAAACATGGTTAAGTCTCCCTTATGTGCAACATTGCACAGGGATACAATAACAGTTTATGTTATAGATAACAACTATTGTTATTTAATTAATACGATCCAGAGCGAATCATGTTAGTGACTTCGATAGCGCGCTGACCCACTTGGGTAGCCCACCGGGAGTCTAAAAACTCATCAGCCGCCTTCTCGTAATCGCCTTCTGCCATTGCGGCCATAGCGTTACGAAACCCAAGCAACCGGGTTAGACCAAGGTTAAAACAAAGATTGGTTAGGGCGTCTTGGCGCACCTCATCAAGATCTACGAACCAAGATAGTGCGACCAGTTCTTGCTTGCACCGTTTTATATCATTAGCGAGCAGGTAATCGATTTCATCGTCTGATAAACCTAAGCCGCCATCTTCATCTATGTTGCGACCGACGCCGACAGTAATGTAATCAGCGCTGCACTTATAAGCGTGCGTCCTGACGCCTTCATGCCGCTTCAACTGCTCGATTAATTTGCTCATTTGTTTTTAGACTGACTGGCACCGAAGTAGAAAGAGATTACCGAAGACACAATCCCCCCCAAATATCCCAACACCAAGTTAACGATCCCATCGTCATTTGCTTCTGGAGGCTGAATAGTAACAAGCAAAACATAGCCACCGAAAAGCAAAATCGAAATGAGCGCAATAGTGCGAGCTGTCCAATCTTCTCTGAAAGACTCTCTAGCATGTTGAGCATCCTTTGTTTCTAATGCGAATACATCAACCTCAAGCTCTTTCATCCTGACTTCAAAGTCAAGTTCAGCTTTTTTAATTTCAGCTAACTGTTCTGGAGTAGCCTGCTGGAGAGCCTTTTCAATTTTCTGAGGCGTAGGATCACAGCCTAATACGTTAGCCAGCATGCCAGCCGCTGCACCACCTACAGGGCCGCCAAGCGCCGCGCCAATGGTAGGAGCCAGGTCGCCAACCAAACCTTTGATTGCATCGAACTTCATCGCATAAATTCCAAGATAGTTAACAGAACGGAAATAACAGCGATAACGATGGTGCCGCCCCACATCATAAACTTCTCAATGCGCTCGAAACCATAGGCTGTTTTGCTTTCTAATTTATCAAAGCGTTCGTGGTGCTTGTTAAGTGTGTCTTGTATGTTCTGGTATCTCACGAGACACTCTTTTTCATGCGCCTCTAATCGTATAATTGCTTCCCGGCCTACGTTTTCCATGTCGTCATCCACTGCTAAATGGAAGAGAATCTAGCGCCTGCCAAAGATTCTCGATTTCCGTGTCCACGCGCTGCAACACGCGCTCACTCTTTTCCAATGACTGCACACGGGATTCTACCGTTAGCACAGCCTCCGCATTTGATTTCTCCACGGCGGAAATCCGGTCCCGCAGATCCAGTAACTCTTTCTGTGCTTGCATTATAGCTTCTAAATTAGCGCCAAGCTCGGCTAATTTTCCTTGCAAAGAGGCAATGTCGTTATCAACTAGCTGTTGCTCCATGTTCGATATTGTTACCTCATACTTCTGTAAGGCCGTAGATTGCCCCTCAGAAAGCATTTCAAACTTGCCCTCTATAACCTTTGCCCTTTCCTCAGCGTCTCTTACAGCGTCTTCCTGAGCGTCTAAACGCGAAAAAAACTCACTTGCGGCCCAGATTCCTGATCCAATAGTGCCGGCAAACGAAAACAAAATTGCTATGTACACCCCTTTAATAGAGGTTCCGCCTACATTTAGCTCTAGGTCATCAAGGGCCATAGACGCCTAACTCCTCTAAGCACGCTTCTCTGTCTGCGGCAAACCAACATCCGCCTTCAGGGCTTGTATAGTAAAAAACAGACTCTGCGCCCACTGACATAATTTCAGTGTCTTGCATGAAATAAGGGTTCACATCCAGCATTACTGTCATGTTGTAGTCGATAAAATCAACACTGACGATGCCTGTCATGTTGTCAAAAAATGCGTCACCGGCCTCTGAGTAACTTGCAGTGTATTGTGCGGCGGCGTCGTTTGCTTCTGCTATCAACGTCTCGTCATTCGCTACTGCAAAAAAACTAGCAGCCTGTTGTGCGATTTCAACGACATCATCCATCGATTGGTTATACGCAGTAACTTCCTCATCTGTTAAAACTACAGCATCTTGATTGTCGTTTATGTAGTTTTGCACTTCCAAGGCTCCTGAGTCATCGGGGCTATCTTGTAAGCTCTCAGCAAGGTCAGACAACGTAGCAACTTCTATTAATGCAGTAGCCGCGTCTACATAACTATCAATTGCAGCGTCTAACAGGCTCATTTGATCGGCAGCTTGCTGGTCAAAAAATTCTTGTGCGCCCATGTTAGTAAACGAGCCAGCTTGCATAGCTTGAATGGCGGCGTTGTAAGCTAGTTGTTTTTCAGCAGTAATGTAGGCGTCTTTGTTTGCAAGGATATCGTTGCCAGGTATGCCGCCGTTTTGCGCTACATTTAACATACCGCCTACAGCGATAATGCCGTTTGAAAACTGCTGGCGTAAATCTCTACTGGCGGTAACGAGGCTGTCTAATTCATTTGCTCTCAGCGGTGCGGAAACGATCAGACAAACTGCCAGTATCCACTTCTTCGACATCCTCTTCCCCTACGCCTAAAATACGGTCATACCACTCTTTATCGTCTGCGTACCCCGGTATATACAATTCTGGTGCTTGTTTCAGTTTGAGGTAGCTCCGACGTCCCACTACTATTTTACCACGATCCACTAATGGGCATGGACTTCCACTTACTAATAAAGCTTTGTAAACATCACTGTCTTGGCACATTAGACTTACGGCAGCTATTTTTAATCCAAGTTGCGATAAGACCAAGGCGTTTGCTCGCTTGTTACACAACGGGTCTTGCTCATATGAGCCGCGCGATATACCAAAAGTAAATCCCTGCACGCCGTTTGATGTGCTTTTCAAACACGACTGCACCCCTGAGCTTATTAGGCTAGGGGCTATGGCGGTGCTAGTTGGCATCGATTTAGGAGCGTTGCCGTTATAGGTAGTTGTAGAGTTATTGTTGTTGGAGTTCTGCTGCGAAAGATCGCCCTCTAAATAATTATCGGGCGTCTCTGGATTGTTGTCTGGTGCTTCTGGGTTAGTGCGTATTTCTTGCGCGCCGACAGGCAATGCTAAAAGCAAGAGCAAAACACAGACTCGCATTAAATTTTTCCTTCAACTATCCGCAATTTTTTAAAGTCTGGATCATTGAGCTTACGCATGATTAGCTTGCTTCGAGCATCACGATCATCCCAAGCCACGTTTTCTTCCTTCATCCATTGCGCCAGTAGGTGCATAGGAATAGAGCCAACACACCATGACTCTGGGAGCTTACCGGCACCCATTGAGCGAAGCATTTGTGTGCGCTCTAAGTAGGGCGTGTTGTCAAATTCTTTTTCGACAGTAAAAGTGCCGTCGTGATTGTTATGAAACTTTTCTTTAGTCTTCACTGTTTTCTGCCTTTTTCTTCCGCGCTGCTCGCTTTCGTTTTACTGCAACAAGTTCCAAATTTGTTCCATGTGGAACAGCTTGCTCTTCAGTAATGTCTACCATGTCGCCACGGACATGCTTCTTGCCGTCTATAAACAGCGTGCTGATAGTTACTTTATACATATTTAAGCTCCAAAAAAGAGGGGGCCGAAGCCCCCTAAGCCACAATCAGACTTATGAAGTTGTGCAGTCTGCGATGATGCCTGAAGCCTTCTCATTCTTACAAATAAGAGTTAGCTCAGTAGTCACCTGGCGTGTAGTTGAGTCACCAGTCTTCGCAAGCGCGATGTTCTTGGTTGGACGAAGAACACCAACGGCCCACATGTCGTCTTGCATAATGAAGACGTCACGCGAACGGTTCTCACGCGAAGGAATGAACTCTACTGTACCCCAAGGTGTAACGTAGACATCCATGTGCTTGATTACACGCTCGTCTTCTGCCTTAACAGTTGAACGCTGGTTGTTGTTCCCAGCAAAGCCAAGAGCTACGTTCATCTGGAAAGCTGACAAGTAAACAGAGTCAGGGTTTCCACCTTGCTCCCAAATTGACTGCATTACGCTGTCAAAACGAGTCTGTGAGAATGCAAGCAAAGTTGTAGTCTCATCAGTACGTGCGTCAGTTCCATCACCAGTAGGATCAGCACCTTCGTTAGCACCGAAGCTAGTGTTGGTGATCATCCACGCTGGCGCACCAGCAAGCTCACGAGCTGTAGTTGAGTTACCAGCTACACGCGCGTTGTTGTCGAAAAGCGCCTTCTCAATGTCAAGCTTCTGCTCTTTAGCAGTCTTAAGCATCTGGTAAGCGATTTCTGCTGCACGACCTGCCTTCTTCAGACCTTCGTCTGTGTCAGGAATGTTTACTGCGTTCTTAAAGATTTGAGTGTAGTTACCCAAACGTGAAGTCGCAGTACGCGCAGTTGCAGTAGTTGCATCGCCTTCAATGTGGGCGTTAGCCGCTGAAGAACGAAGTGCATCTGTCTGCCACTCGTGCAGTGTGTTAGCAGCTTTTACTTTCGCGCAAGCTGAATAAAAGGGAGTTTCCTCCGGCGATACGTCATAGATGACGTCTTCCAAGTCTTCCCGGATACCGACAGCATCATAGCTGTCAAAAGAGTTAGTTGGCTGTGCCATGATAATTACCTCTATTCAAGAATTAAGCTCATAGCATCTTGGATGCTTCCTGAGCGTTTAAGTTTAGATCGAGCCTGCCTACTATCATTGCGATTGGATGCTGTCTTTTTAGATCCAGCTTTAACAACCTTGCCCCGTGGGCCTTTGGTGGCCTTTTCGACCGCCTTGTCTTTACCACGCATAATCTCTTGATACTTGATGGCGTCGTTCAATACACGTATTGCCCGGTGATCCATCACAGCGGAGATTTCTTCTGGCTGATAGCCATATATCTCTGTACCCATTCTGAGCATAGAGTCGCGTGTTTTGGTTGCTTTTTCTGGATCGGAAAACTCAGGCATAACCTGACGTAGCGTCTCCATTTCGCGTTCCAAATAGGCTTGTTGTGCTTGCTGTTGAGCTTTTTGCTGGTAAGCAAGCGTGTACTGCACTTGAGACATATCTTTTTGATATTTCTCCATTGCAGCGTCGTATCGAGCTTTATCTTGGGTGTATCCAATAGGATCACTTTCAATAAGTGTCTCGTCTGGCGGAATCGGTGCCTGGGCAAATCCGGGTGCTTGCATCTTTTGATACAAGGCAAGTACCGCTTCGCCCGCCGATGCCAGTGTCGCATTAGCGGTTTCGGCTTTCTTTCGCAGGTCAGCGACTTCCTGCATACCTTTCTGAATGTACTTCTGACCACTGTAACCACGTTGAAGCTCGTCTAGCGTGACCTCTACCTCCGTTCCATCTATCTTGACGGTGAAGGTGTTAGGCTGCTCTGCGACCTCTTCCTCTTCGGGTTCTTCTTGGTCTTCCTCTTCAGTGTCAGGTTGCTCCGCTACCTCTTCTTCTGCTTCCTCTTTAGGTTCTTCAGAAACTTCGGCTACGGGCGCTTCCTCCTGCTCTGGTTCCTCGTTCTGAACGAGTAGGTCTACTGCCGATTCGATGGTGCCATCGAATTTCAATTCATCAGTCGTTTCCACGGTACTGATCTCCTTTGTTGTCTATCAAAGATCGCTTCATCTGTGAGGATGACTGCCATACGATCTTCAATCTTCGCTAACGCCCTAATAATGTGATGGGCTTCCTCCCGGTCTTCCGTAGAAGAGTGCGGGTTTAGGAAGACATTGGCTGTGTCTTCTCTAATTTCGTCGATCAGCGTGTTAAAGCTTTCATCTTCCTGAAGTCGCTTTACATGCGCTGCCTTGTCCTTAATGTTCAAAACGTACTACCCACTGCCGCTGCTGCCGGCTCTGCCTGTGGATATCGTGGTGCGTTTTGCATCTGTTTGATTCGCTCTACATCAACGGCTGTGCCGTATTTGCCAATAACTTCTGCGGCCGCAATCAACAGGTCTTGATCCATTTGATCACGCTTGCGGTCATCGTCTGCGATTGCCTTCTGTGCCTCTAGCTGTAGCTTGAGCTGATCAGACTGCATCTTAGCTTGTGCCTTGATCTGCTCTGCCTGCAAGTAAGCCGCGTTAGGATCGCCTTGTTGCTGTCCTTGTCCTTGCTGTTGCTGCATCATCATCTGCTGCTCCATCATTGGGTTGATGGGCATGAAGTAACGCTCGCTATTGCGTACACCATTGACCGCTAAGATGTCTGACAGTGTGTTGCGGATGTTAGACAGTGAGACCATGCCGTTACCGGGGCCGTAGCTTTGGAATATTTGGATCTGCATTTGTAGCGCCTGGTTAAGCACAGCAACCTTTTGATCTTCGCGTCCAGTACCGAGGCCGACGTTGATAGATACATCCATGCCAAGATTCCATGACCGGGGATCAACTGGCACATAGCTTTGGCCTTGCAAGCGCATCATCTGCTCTTCATCGACGTTCTCAACCATCGTCTTCAACATGAGCTTAAACATCTGGCGCATGCCGCCTTCTGCAAGGTTACGAGCCATGACCTCAATCTGTGCCGCCTGAGCCTGCATAGTGGCCGCTACAGCCGTTGCAGTAGTGCTTTGTAGTGCATCAGGTGACAGGCCAGTAGACGCCTTAGTAACGCCGGTCTTATCTTCTACCTGCTGATCGAAATACTGTAAGGCAGAAAGGGTCTGACCAGCGACGAATGGGACAGCTTGTGGCTGTACAGCGCCTGACTGCTTCACCCGGATAATACCACCGATCTCATTGTTCAGTAGGTCGCCGATATTCACCGCGCCATCAACTACCTCGACACGCGGGTTGTTGGTTAGTGCAACGTTATCGAGGACACCACGGAGCATAGCTGTGGCTGCGTCTTGGTCGTTAAGAATTAGATCGGCAACTGACCGGCCGTAAAATGTGTGTGGCTCTGGGTCTACCTCAAACACTGCGAATGGGATATGACCACATGGCTCGTAATCCAAAAGCTTATATTGGTTACCGCCAAGTGTTACCTTATGTAACGTGGGTACTCCAGTGCCATTTACGTCAATCTTGATGTACGCCTCAGTAACTGCCACCAAGCGCATTGAGGGGTCTTGTACGTCCTCATCAGAGTAATCTTCCTCGTAGCCCCTACGCTGGTACTCTTCGACCTCAGAGAAGGTGTCAGAGTGCTGTAGGCCGCTTAGATCGTAGACTTCTTCGTAGTCGTAACCCATAGCCACCAGATCGCCCACACGCATCTCAGTACGGTGAGCAACAACGTAGTAATCGTCGATAGAGCGAGAGTTACGATCAATGAAAAACTCTTCTGGAGGTACGCTCTCAACGCACATCTTGCCGCGATCAACCGTGCGAGCAATTTTAAGATCATGGCGTGGCGATTCCACCTCCATGCCGAACTGATCCATTTCCATAACCATTTTGGTCGTATGCTTAATGACCTCAACGTTTTCCTCGTTGACCAAGACAGAAAACTCCATCTCGTTGAGATCTTGAAAGTCAAAGACCTCTTGCTCCTGGTACATATCCCAGTAGACCTTTGCAATGCCCACTTTCTTGATAAGCGCGTCGTGAAAGACATCGTTAAGCACCCGGTAGCCGTTCAGCTCGTTGAACTGGTAGTGCATGTACTTAGTGGCTTGTTCGGCCATTGGTACGTCTTCTTGGTTGCGCGGTACAAACTCTACCGGCTTGTCAGTCGATAGAAACACGCGCATGAGAGAAGGCTTAATAGCGCGTATGGTGTCGCGCACTTTTGTAGATACGACCTTAGACCGGCCATCCTCTTCACCGATATCTGTCTCACCATCGAAGTAACGCTGCGCCTTGATACGGTCTTCAGCAATCTCAGATTCGCAGAAATCGACAGCATCCTGCACGGCCTCGCGTGCAATGCCCTCAATGTCCTGCTCTGTCATTGGTTTCAATTCCATTATTGCTCTTCCTGTCCTTCCGCGATGCGTTGCGCTGTTGGCCCAGTCTGTGATGCAAGCTGACTAACCAAACTGCGTTTTTGCTCCGAAGTTAAATCTCTTGCGTTATAGATGATACGAGCGATGCGTTCTTTATTCTGTGGCGTCATCAATAAAGCACCGCCGGCCAACAAAGCGCCCGATAACTGCTGGAATATTTCTGTGCCGCCCATTGCACCAAATCCGCCAGTTGCGGCTATAGTCTGCTTCAAGCCTATTGTTTGGTTCTGGCCTAATCTGTTAACGGCGCGCTCTAAAGCCTCTTGCGCTGTCAGTAACTTAGAGATATCCATCCCTGTTTCGCCGTAGCCTTCTATCGTTTCTCTTAACGCTCCACGCGCCCCTGCGGCTGCCTCTTCTGTAATGCGCGTACTCAACGGCGGCGTGGTTGGAGTGATACGATCATAATTCAGCTTCTTATCTAGCTCTTGCCTAAGCTTACGCACTTGCGATGGCGTAAACTCTTGTGTGCCGGTGCCTACTTCTTTTGACCACTCTGACAAATATGAAGTAATTGTGCGCGCATCAGCTTGCGCAGTAGGATTAACGAATGGGTCAGATAGCTCTTCACGCAACTGTGCAACGGGCCGTGTTAGTTCAAATAGCGAGATAGTTTTGCCTTCTTTTTCCGCCATGCTGATTAATCGATCGAGGTCTGCCGTCCTACTATCAATAATTTTATTGAGTTGCGTTAAGCCTTCTGGGCTGACAGGTATGCCTTCCTCTAACAGGGTGCCAATAACTTGTTGGCGCGTGGCTTGTTGCCCCATGCGTGAGCGTGGGCTTGTCCCCATCTTTAAATTAGTTTCATAGGTAGACTCTGGAAAACTGCGCACCATTGGCACAACTGCCGATCCGCTAACAGCTAAACCAGTTGCGGCTGCTAATGGGTCAGTAGCTTCTAATACGCTACCAGTCCTTTGTAGCGCTTGAGCTGCCGTTTGTCCTTTCCCTGCTTTTTTAGCTGCAACTTTGGCTAAGTTTGCTGCAACTTTTACAGGCGCTCCAACGAGTGCGACATCTGACATAAATCCTATAGGATCGTCATAAGCTGTTTGCATCGCTTTACGCACGCTTCCGTAACGTCTTGTGTAATACCCGCCTAATGCATCGAGACCTTCACCTGTAAACATCTCTTTGACGCCTTGAGCGACTAACAAAGGATCAGTAAACACTGTGGCTAAATCGCTCGCATATTGTTTTGCCGAAGGGGCGATGTTTGCCAAAGCGCCGGTATATGTGTATTCACGGTCACCGATTCCAGCCTCTCTTGCAGGCAAGCTTTGCCGAGCAAGGTTAGCTCGCGCTTTTGCTTCAATTTCGAGCTGCCTTTGAGTTTTAGCCATTGTTGTCATCCTCTAAGTAGGCTTTGCGATCTTCTGCCGTTAGAGCATTCCACGCATCTGACCCAAGCGTCCACGTTGCTGGAGGTGTTGCTAATTCTACCGTTGCAGTGCTTTCGCCGGCCTTAAATACTTCTCCTAAAAACCCGAAGTTGGGCAACGTCGCCGACGGTGAGATTTTTGTAGATTCAGTTTCGTAATAAGAGCGCAGTCCTTGGTGCATCTCTTCTGCGCCGCTATACAGCATTCCCGCTCTATTCAAGAAATCATTTCTTTGCTCTGGCAACAACATTTGACCTGTCTCAAGCCTTTGCACTGCTTGCGCAACAAAAGCAGGAACAACCGTGCCTGCGCCCTCTGCTCGCGTCAAAGCAGCTCTCGCTCTTGCTGCTGTCGCAAACTCGCTTTCACGTACCACTGATCCGGGATCGAGAACTTTCATAAAGTTGAAAATCAATGACAAGTCGCCAGCGGCGCTTGGATCGGTTGCTGACTGCACAACACGATCATAAGCGGTTGCTTGCTTTGCAAAATCTTTTGTTGCTGGCAGTCCGGTGTATTCTTTTCTCAAGTCTGAAATTTGCTTAGTTTGCTCTTCAGTCAAGCCTGCCGTGTCTTCTGGCCCAAACAAAACTTTGCCGGTGGTTGGGTCGATGTAACGCTGATCTTTTCCAAGCACCACGCCTTTGGCTGGCGTCAATGCGAGAGTAAGCGCCTCGCCTGCCATAGCTGGATTTAGTTCCACAGCTTGTGCAAGATCTGGCCGGCCCATATTCTTTAAATACTCAACAGTGCGGTTGGCAGTCTGTGCTTGCTGACGTCGCTCCTGCACGCCAGTTGCTCGCGCTTGCACTGCTTTTGTTAAATTCGGGTCTGGTTGAAATCGTAAAGAATTCAAAGCTGCGACAATTTGTGCGTTTGCCACAGGATCTTGTAGTGCATCCATTGTCCTGCGTGTGATGCGGCTGAGTAAACCGGGTTTTTCTGGCCGTGCAGTTGTAGAGCCTCCAGCAACGCTAACGGCCGGTTTCATTGCTTGCTGTCTTGCTGCTTGCATTTGCTTCTGTAACGCAACGCCCTCTGGGCTTTCTGCACGAGTCATAGCTTTTGCATATGCTGAAGCGTCAGGCACTGCTTGTCGCTGTCGGGCTTCAAGCATGCGCATCAGCTCTCGATCATCTTGTTGTGTAGAGCCAAAACCTAAATTCGCAACCATAATTCTATCCTTGTGGCCCTTTAATCATTGCCATCAAATCTAATAAGCCTTGCATTTTTTCCTCAGTGCTTTCTAGCTCTACAGGTGTGATCGGGATCATGCCGCCACCTCGTTGCATCTCTAATAGCCCAACGTTCATTGGCTGCGCTTGGCGCATTGTCTGACGTTGCAAAGCTTCAATGTATTGGTTAATCCCTGTCTGTGGGTTTGTTTCTTCAACTGTAGGTAAAGGCTTAAACCCAGAGTAAGTACCCTGAGCGTCAACCTCCATAACTTTCTTTAGCTCATCAAGAAAGCTCACGCCAGCAATGCTCCGTAGTTCACCATCTGATAACCATTTTCACCGACGCTTACCATCGATGGATCTGTCTCATCGGCCATCACACCCATTGAGTTACCTGATAAGCCAATCTCGCCTGCCTTGTCGTTCCATGTCCACGAGTACACATTTTGACCCGATGGCAACTTACCGACTTGCGTAATATTTGACTTCAGCCGTCTGTCAGAGAAAAGAGGTGCAGCTGTCGCAGCAGCCGTCAGGTAATCCATAAGGCCAAGCTGCTTAGTGGTTTGCTGAGACTGCGGTGTAGGTGTAGCACCCAATGCTTGAGCGTAGTAACCAAGCGCCTGAGCTGGGTAGTTACGGAAGCCTTCAAACTGCTGACGTGCAGAATCCATGATCTGCTGCTGAAGCGCTTGTTGCATAGCGCCCTGCTGTCCCATTTGTTGCTGTACTGTCTGGCCCATGCCAAAGCCAAGGTTAGCTAGGCTGCCAAGCTGAGAAGCCGCTCCTAAGCGTTGCTGAGATCCTGCTAGACGTGCTGCCTGGTTAGCAAGCTGCGCCTGCATACCTTGACCCAAACCAAACTCTTGTGCGCGCTGACCCATGCCTGCTTGCTGTGCGGCCGCCTGTAGTGCTTGACCGAAGCCTTGCTGTCTCAGTGATGCCGCTGTGCTTGCGCCTTGCTCTAATGCCTGACGTCCTAGCTCTGCCTGCTGGATAGCCTCTCGTGATCCGCCGAATGCTCGTGCGCCTTGGAACTGAGCTGCGAGCTGATTAGCCTGCATTTGACGTTGGCGCTCGATATCACCTAATGCACCGGAAACGACTTGTTGCTCATAAGGGTTTACAAACTGGCCGATTTGACTAGCAATAGTCGGTGCCTGGTAGCCATAACCTTGTACACGAGAAGGCTGGAAGCCCATCTCTGTGCCGGTAGCGCCCATTGCCGCACTTAGACCGCGAGAAGCGCGATCATAAATACTGCCACCTCTTGCGCCCGCATCGACTGGCGCCTGCGGTATTGGCGCTTGCTTAGGCGGGAAACCGGCGACTGGCCCAGCTACTGGATCGAATGGCGGCGTCATGCCCGGTTGTGGCTTCATGCCCATTTGAGGTGCTTGTGCTGCCCCTGCTCCTGCTCCTGCCATGTTACTTACCTCAGCCTACTAATTTAAGCGCACCATCAAAGGTGCCTGTGTTAATAGTTCCACCATTCGGATCAAAACCATCTGTAATCATTGGGTTGAATGATGTTTGTAAACCTAATATTTGCTGTTGCAAAGCCGCTATTTGACTTGCCAAGCCGCTAGGATCGAAGCTTGGTGCTTGCTGTAGAGCTGCAATCTGGCCCTGCAAACCGCTAGGATCAAACATAGGAATTTGACCGATAGCTAATTGGTTAGCTGCTATCTGCTGTTGAAGGCCGCTTGCGTCAAAACCAGGCGCTGTTTCTAATGCGCCCAATCGACCTAATATGCCCGATGCATCAAAGCCCGGAGCCTGTTGCAGTGCGTTGATTTGCGACTGTAGGCCAGTAGGATCGAATGACTCGATGCCGCCTATTTGCTGTTGAAGCCCCTGTATCTGAGACTGCAAGCCAGAAGGGTCGAAACCGGGACGTTGCTGTAAAGCGGCAATCTGTTGTTGCAGACTAGATGCATCAAAACCAGGCGCAGACTCTAAAGCGCTAAGGCGCTGCGTCAATCCACTAGCATCGAAACCCGGTGCCGATTCGAGCGCGCTGAGTCTTTGCGTCAAGCCGCTGGCATCAAAGCCCGGAGCAGTTTCTAACGCACCAAGACGCCCTAAGATACCAGAGGGGTCGAAGCCTGGACGTTGCTGTAAGGCCGCAATTTGCGATTGTAGGCCGGTTGGGTCAAATGGCGTTATACCACCGATTTGTTGCTGTAAGCCCTGTATCTGGCTTTGTAGGCCCGTAGCATCAAAGCCGGGAGCTGACTCAAGGGCGCTGAGTCTTTGAGTAAGCCCTGAAGCATCAAAGCCGGGCGCAGACTCTAATGCGCTGAGTCGCTGAGTGAGAGCAGACGGATCGAAGCCGGGCTGTTGCTGTAGCGCAGTGATCTGTTGCTGTAAGCTCGATGGGTCAAACGTGGGCCGTGACTGCAATGCACCTACCTGCTCTTGCAAACCACTTAGGCGACCCAATAAGCCGCTTGGATCAAATTGCTCAATGCCACCAACTTGCTGCTCTATGCCGCTAAGTCGTTGCTGAATGGCAGATGGGTCGAATGGCTGTAGTTGACTAAATTGGCCCTCTAATCCCGATAGTCGTTGTTGCAAGTCAGAGGCATCGAAGCCAGGCCGGCCTTCGAGTGCGCCTAAGCGTTGCTGTATCGCTGATGGGTCAAATGGCGAGAAGCTTTCTACGCGGCCACGGATGTCGCCAATTTGCTCGTAAATAGCCGTTGGGTCGAAGCCCTGACGTCCCTCCAATGCACCTAGCCTTGCTTGTAAGCCGCTAGGATCGAAAGGCTGCATGCCTTCTACTCGACCCTGCAATCCGGCAAGTTGCTGCTGAAGCCCAGAAGGATCGAAGGTCTCGCGGCCTCGCAACTCTGCAAGCTGCGCTTGTATGTCAGTAGGATCAAATTGCTGAATTCCTTCAACCCTGCCTTGTAAGCCCGCTAGTTGTTGCTGAAGCCCAGATGGGTCAAAGGTTTCTCTGGCGCGTAATTCTGCAAGCTGCTGTTGAATGTTTGTTGGATCAAACGGCGTTATGCCCTCAACGCGACCCTGTAAGCCGGCAATCTGTTGCTGTAGGCCAGATGGGTCAAAGCGCTCTACATTACGCAGTTCAGCGATTTGCTGTTGCAGTGCGGTAGGATCGAATGGTGAGAAGCTTTCAACACGGCCCCTAATATCACCGATCTGCTC